GTCGTTTCGCTCGCGACTTGCTGACGTAATCCACGCCAAGGAGCTACAAGGCAAGGTAGATGATTTCGATGTGTGGACGCTCAGAGGTTACGCTGCCGACTTGACATTGATTCGACCAATCATCGAGAAGCATATCGAGGGGCGCGGATATCAGGCGATTATATTAGATCCGAACTACATGCTGATGGGTGACCGCGACGAGAATAGTGCTGGCGATATGGGCGCGCTTATGAATGAGTTTGAGTATCTGGCCACGCGATACAATCTGTCAGTAATCCTGTCACATCACTTCAGCAAGGGTAACAAGTCCAGCGCAGAGGCTATTGATAGGTTCAGTGGTTCAGGTGTGTTCGCTCGCAATCCAGACTCGCTCGTTGTGCTTACTGCACATGAGGAGGATGAGAAGACGTTCACTTGTGAGATGACCCTGCGCAACTTCCCACCTGTCGATCCGTTCGTAGTGCAATGGAAGTATCCAATGTTCAGCGTCAACTATAACCTGAACCCTGATGAGCTGAAGCAGACTGGCGGAAAGAAGAAGCTGGTTGGCGATGCAAGGCTTCTAAAAGAGATGGGTTCACGCGAGTTCACGGCCTGCGACCTGTTCCGATTTGTGCAGGAAAAGTTCCAAGTTTCGGAGTCAACCGCCAAAAGACATGTAAAACGCATGTCTCAGGCTGGCAAGATACTGAAGGAGAATGGGTTATATACCGCTAACCAGTCGGTTTTTTGAGGTGTCAATTCGCGGTGTCAAAATGGGTTCTTCTACACTAGTGTCATTCCTATATATATAAAGAACCAGAACCCACGGAGGAACCAAGGGAAAGGGGGACTCCTTAGTCCGTCCCCCTTCCCCTTTCACCTGCGGTGTTCCGTAGTGAATTTTCAAACGAGCGGGACCAGAAAAGAAATGACACTGCACCGCCTCCACCGCCTCCACCGCCTCACCTGCCAAGGCTTGGTGCTGGGGTGGGATGTGGTACAATCAGCAAATGAACAAAGGTCTATATGCAAATATCAATGCTAGGCGTAAGGCTGGCACTAGTCGTCCTAAATCTAAAAGCACGATCTCTCCAAGAGTATATCGAGTGATGAAAGCGAAAAAGGGTGGATTCGCGCCACGATAGAGATCTTCTAAAGCAGGCTTATGTTTTCATTAGCCTGCTACAGAAAGAGAATGCGCAGTTGCACGCAGTGCTTAGGCAGTTGGGTCAGTTGGTGGATGACATGGATAACAATTGCTCATACGAGGTGTTCGAGCATGAATGGGCTGAGATAGCCTTGTCTATGGCCAAGCTATCGAGATTTTTTGCCAAGCATCAAGAAGACCTTGCTGCCCTAAAGGATTCCAATATATTCGAAGGAGAGATCGACGAGACATGAGTACACAAGACTTACCTTGCAATAGTCCTAGGCGCACTCCTGGTGCAAACAAGAAGTTTGTGGTGAGAGCCTGTCAGAATGGGCAGTCTAAGACAATTAGGTATGGTGACCCTGAGATGACCATTAAGAAGGGCAACCCAGACCGCAGGCGCAGTTTTAGGGCTAGGCACAAGTGTGATTCAGAGAAGCCTAGCAAGATGACCGCTAGGTACTGGTCATGCAAAAACTGGTAGTGGTATGAAAAATAAAGGCACTAGGATGCCACGCAATCGAGCGAGGATGCCCCTAAAACGCGTCGATAAGGACAACCAAATAGAGGATAGCGGGGTAATTAAGAAAACCCCTATTATAGACAGACCGCTAGGGAATAGGGCTTGTTGTTGCTTTATAGGTAAATAATCTGATTTCTTATCCCTTATAGGACAAATTTGGATTTTGTAAATCCTAGATTTTCAATTTCGGATTTTCTATCCTTATGGGGCAATTTCTGGATTTTCCATCCTTATGGGGGCTTTCTCGGATTCAATAAACTCCTTCTTGGCGAGTCGGTATTTTTCCCATCGTGCATTCACCGCTCGCTGCGCTTGTTCCCTTGTTCGAGCCTTGCTGACTCCCTTTACGCTTCCGCCCTTCTTCCCCATTGCTGAGAAGTAGGCGCGCACTTGTTCAGTAAGTTCACTCATATTGCGATTCTCTTTCAAATTGTGATTAGGTCAATATAATAAATCCCTCCCAAGGTTTGAACTTGGAAGGGATAGTGAACTACTTCTTAGACTTAATATTCTGGATGCACTTGCCCATTGCCTGCACCATAAAGTTAACGTGCGCCAACCTTGCGATTATAGGCGTTAACTCATTCTTATAATACTGCGCGTCATGTTCTCCATTCGCCAACGTTGCGATATCGTCCAAACTATCGCTGAGATAGTAATTCATATCGTCCTGATACCGCTCCAATTCCTTAATATACTGCAAGTGTGTAGTTTTCATATTGTGTACCTTTCTTTTTATTTTTATTTAGGTTCCGCTATCGCTTCACCTCTCCCTTCCCCTAGTTAAAGGGAAAGGCGAGGGGAAACTACTTATTCTCTAATATCGTTCCCACTACTGCGACTAGGACTGACCCCAAGGCAATCCCCCCCACGAATACCCATGTTTCGTTCATTTTGTTACTTCTTCCGCGCGCAATATCTCCCAATCTCCACTAGGGGAATCTTCAGACCATTCCGCGCCGTCCATGTTTGCAGCCTTGTCTAATGCTTCATACTCATCCTTTGCGGATACTTCCAATTCGTATTGTGTAATACTTTGCGCAATTACTATGTATTTTTTCATTTTATTTTCCTCTCCTTAGTCAACGTATGGAAATGACAAGTTTGCGTCTTCCCATGGTTTAATTGTGATTATGTAGTGGATGCGGTTGACGTAACGATATCCCGCGACAATTACCGATTCTCCATTATCGCCATCGACAAGCGTCCAAATATGTAGAGAATTTTGGCTTTTTACAAAATTCAAATCCTCCCCATAAGTCTCAAAGGCAATGCTTCCTTCCTCTCGCATGATTGGAAGATAATCATCTATGCTTTTCTTTTGCTTTTTCTTCATTTTGTTTTTGTCTCCTTTTCTTTTCTTCCCTGCTTAATTCCGTCCTGAAATATCTTTTCAAATTGCTCGCCAAGCATAACGCACAAGTCCGCAATTTCATCAGGAGGATATGATTCAAAGGGCTGCCAAGTCTCAATCCCATCAGGCATATCGCCCATAGAATCATAAAGGGCTTTAGTAATCTGCTCTCCCTTTGTATATATTTTCTTATCCCAATCAGATAAGTATTGACCGCATGCTTCCAATAGGAAGTCCTGCTTTTCTGCTTTCGTGTTTTTCATTTCGTGTTTTCCCTTTCTTTTCTAATATCCGCGCTCCATTCCATCCCATTCCTCACCGCCCATCGCAGGGCATTTGAGTAGGAAGTGAACCGCGCGAAAAATTGACCGCATGAATTGTAAACGCAATAATATGTCATGACGCGCTCGCAATCTGCGCCACGCGCTTTTTCGACATGCCATGAGGAATGAACCCCACGATCACTGACCGATCGCCACGCGAACAGAGCCGACATGTCGCGCATGTCACCCCTTCACGTTTTTGAGCAGGACAAACTACAATCTTCCTGCCTTGTGGCGTTTTGGTATTATCTTCAACTCCTGCAGGCAGGATCGTGACGACTGGAGCTATGCCCAAGGCTGCGAGCTTGTCGGCATGCGCTAGGCCATTCGCTGAAAGGTTAATAACAAACCCTTCTCTATTCGCTGCGCCTATCGCGTCACGATTCTTTTCAGCATGCTTATCCTGCTCCTCTAATACTGGTTTATGGGTATATGTGAATCCTCTTCTTCCGCGATTCGCTTTCGCAAGTTTTCCCAACAACGCGCCGTCGACGTAGTTGTTATCCCCTGCAAGGTCGCCTATTTGATTATGTCGCCATAATTGACCTTGGGGCAACTTGGCCACGGATTCGCAGAATCCCTCCCAAGTAGTGCCACGATCCGCGCGGTCAATCGCATTCCAATGAAAGCGAATATGACCGCCTAGGCCGTAGCATCCTTTCTCCTTCAGCGGACATGCATCAGGACAGGTACTGCTTCCGCTGCCTGAAACAGGAATGTTTCCTGTTTTTACGTTAGAGGAAGATAGGGTGAGGTGAACTAAGGGAGGTAAATTCATTTGATCTTCCCCATGAAGAATCCAAAAAAGATTCCTGCGAAAAAGATGATTCCGATTGTTTGGGGTAGGTTGTTCATTTTACGCTCTCCCCTACTTGCCTGACAAAGTAAGTTGCGAACCTTCCAGAGAAAGATATGCGCTTCCATCCAAACAATTTTTTAAATTGATTCTGCGCACTTCTCAGGCTTTTCGCGTTTACACTCAATACAGGAGAAATAATAGTCTCAGGAAAGTCACCGAATCCATATTCGGGAGTGTTTTCGCTTTTATAACTTCTCCTATATAAAGTGTAAGGCTGAAATTTATTTTCACGAACGTCTCGTACCGCGCTCGTCTCGGTGTTGGTGTTGGTGTTGTTCATGCGTTCAACATACGCCAACGGCTTGTGATGTCAAGGGATTTTTAAAATATATTTTTATGATAGAATAGAAGGATGGAAGCGATGCCAAGCGATGCGCCACTCGCGCAGGACAAGGGGAAGAACGGAAAACCCTCACTCTTCAACGATCAGATCGCGCAGGAGGTGATCGATGCTTGCCGTAGCGGTTTCACTATTGAGAAGGCAGGAGCGCTCGTAGGACTATCGCCTAGCACGATTAAATCATGGTGTACTCGCAAGCCTGACTTTGCGCGCAGAGTGGAGACTGCGAGAAAAAGGCATGAGCTTGCTCTATTGCGAGATGTCGAGCTTGCGGGTCAAAAAAGTTGGCAGGCAAAGGCATGGTGCCTCGAGCGAATTTACTCGTATGCTCAGCCTAGCGCGCGTTTACAAGTTCAGGGCAGTGTTGAACATGGTTTGGGCGCAGGATTAGCGCAGATTTTAGCAGGATCTCTTTCGAAAAAAGAAAAGCCTGCACAAGTAATTGAGACGCAATCGGTAACAGAACGTATTAGTAATCTTAATACTAAACACAATACTTATTGTGCGACATTAGAAGACGCGCCCAAAGTTGAGGCAGCTCAACCCATGGAACCTGCCCTGCCTTCCGCGCCGAAACGCACGCGCCATGTTCCAATGCGCAGGAGGGTTCCGCGCAAAATTAGGGCAGGGGATACCACCACGCCCCATCCACCCTCCCCAACCCCATAAAAAAATCCGTATACCCCCCCAAGTATTTGCGACACAAAATAAAAAGAGGTCTATAGTGGGTAAAACAACCAAGCCTCCCAAGCGCACACCAGAGGAGATTTTAGCTGAAATCCAGACACCAGCAGGATTCGCAAAACACATCCTTGGACTTGAGCTATATGATTGGCAACGAAAGGTTTTGCGTGACTTGCAAGACAAGGATTGTCGAGTTGCACTGAAAGCAGCGAACGGATCAGGCAAGACCAGCACAGTCATCGCCTCCATTTTAATTTGGCATGCGTTCTGTTTTAAGGGAAGCATCGCTACGACAACCGCTGGCGTTTGGAGGCAAGTCGAGAAACAATTGTGGCCTAGCCTGCGCAAGCACATTGCGCGAGTTGGTGGAAATTGGGAAGTAACATCAGGCGAAATTCGCTATATATTTCCAGACGGAACGATGAGCAGGATCGTTGGGTATAGTGCGACAGACCCAGGTCGAGCGGAAGGGTTCCATGCCGACGACCACGACACCATGCCATTGCTAATTGTGGTGGACGAAGCCAAATCAATTCCTGATCCACTCTTCGAGGCTCTGTGGCGTTGCCAACCGACTCGCGTATTGCTCGCCTCCAGCCCTGGTGCAAGCACAGGCGCGTTCTATCGCGCATTCACCAAGGAATCTGCGATGTGGAAGAAGCACACAGTAACAGCGTTTGATTGCCCTCACATCACTAGGCAACAGATCGACGAGGTGCTACAGCGATATGGCGAAAAGCACCCACTCACTCGCTCTATGGTTTATGGCGAGTTTGTTGATATCGGATCGGAAAGCCTAGTCATTAACTACAACTCACTCCAAGGCTGCCAGAACAGCCCACCTGACTTTAAGCCTGGTAGCAGGACCGCTGGGGTAGACTTTGCAGCAGGTGGCGATTGCAACGTCTTGTGCATTCGAGATGGAAACAAGATCCTTCCGATCATTGCATGGCGAGATAAGGACACTATGGCTGCTGTTGGGAAGTTTATCGTCGAGTTCAAGAAGGCTGGATTAAAGCCAGAAGACATCTATGCGGACGCGAGTGGATTGGGTATGCCGATGTGCGATGCGTTGGCTGAGGCAGGATGGAGGGTTAACAGGGTAAACTTTGGTGGCACGCCCAACGATGCTGATGCCTATACAAACAAGTCAGCCGAGATGTGGTTTAACATGGCCAAGAAGATTGGGGATCGCGAGATCATACTTCCAGAGGACGACGATGAACTTATGGCTCAATTGACATGTCGCAGGACTGTGACCAACAGCAGGGGTAAGCTTGGGGTGGAATCCAAGGATTCCTTGCGCAGTAGAGGTATTGCCAGCCCTGACCGAGCGGATGCATTGGCATTGTGCTTAGATGGTGGTAATATCCGCTGGGACTTGACTTTCCCTACAGAACGTCCAACTTGGAGGACGTTAAACCAAATGATGGAGGCACACGACCCTGTCATGGCAGGTTTTGACGCAGGAGGATAAACTATGAATATTTGGAACTGGATTACTTCAAATTGGCAAGAGATCGTTGCTGCCGTTGGTGGCATCGTTCTTGCAGCTCGTATTATCGTGAAACTTACGCCCACCCCAGCCGACGACAGCTTCTTGGAAAAGATTGTTAATTTCCTGAAGACAATCGGTCTGAATATTAAATAAGTTTATTTGTGCTGCGTGCGCTCCTCGAGATCATCGCAGCTGTGTTTCGCCTCATTCCAAATTGGAATCAAAAACGCACTCAGAACTTTGAGAACGAGTGGCGCAAGAATCGTGATGCTATTGAGCGTGATTTGCGCGGTGGGTCTTGGTGGCTGCGCAACAACGACACCAGTAACCAACACGACAGGGATAGTTGAAGAGCTGATGAAAGACCCAACTTACATTGAGATTCGTCGCGGTACTCCTGGTACGCGCGAATGGGCAAGAAAAGCATTGAATGCAGTCAACGATCTTTCGTATGAACTAAAGACCGAGAGGAATAAATGAATCCATACGACTTGTTAAGACAGCCATTTCCAAGCGAAATGGATTATTTCAATAAGAATAAAAATGTAACTGGCATGGCAGCCGAGGATAACAAAATTATTCTTAACCCATACTCGAACCTGAACGAACAACAAAAGGATGCGGTAATCAGGAATGAGGCAACAAGAATACTCATTCGTACTGGGCAAATAGAAAAACCAAATTTTGATCTTACTGAAGAACAAAATAAAGCCCTTGATAATACTGTATATAAAAATGCAAATGATGATGACAGAAGGGCGACAATAGCAGCAAGGTTGTTTACTGGCGATACTAGCGGTCAAAATGCCACAGAAGAACAGATGAAGTATATTGCAAAACTCTCTGATTTCTTTAAATAAGGATAACAAATAAGATGCCGATTACCGAAGATAAATACAATCGTCGCGCGGATTACCACAAGCGGATTATAGATTGCTTGAACCAGCGTGAGACTTGGGAGAATCGCCAGCGGTTGTTCTACCAAGCTCGTTACTTTGGAATTCGCCGTAAGACCAAGCCTTGGCCTACAGCTGCCGACCTGCACGTTCAACTCATTGACACAGCTATCGAGCGTCTCAAGCCATCCTTCGTCAACAGCGCAATTGGCAATGATATTCTTTCCAGCTTTGTTCCAATGCGCGCACAGCTGACTCCGATTACTGTCACTGCCGAGCGTTGGTTCGACTACAAGATGCGTGAGCAGTCGAATTTTCAGAAAGAAATAGTTTCCGTCATCGACAACCTACTCCTC